CAGATCAACAAGACCTTGGTTGGGATTAAATGCTGCCGTAGATCCGCTCCCAGTAACACCAGTAACCCATAAGCCATTATCTCGGTATCTATGAGTTGAATCAAAAAGTGTAAATGGGTTAGCAACGGTTAGTCTACCAAATGCGTCTGTAGCAGTTGGTACAAAACCAACTTTATCGTTAAATAGATAACTCATATAATTCTCCATCCATTTCTATAAATGAATTGTAATGCACCATTGCTAATATTTAAAATTGCAGAATCTTCATTATCTATGAAATCGTTTATATTGCCAGGAACAATTTCAATGTAACGATTAGCATATCCTGCTTGTCCTGATTCATCTTTTACAACGATCATTCTTCCCGTTTCTGGATTTGAGGGAAGAACAATACCAGCAGTTCCAGAATAACTAACTCCAATATAATAATCAGATATTGTAGCAGCATAAGTAGCACCAATGACTATATTTGTAGCCTGAATTGCAGTTGATGATCCAGTTGGACCAGTTGGACCCCGAATACCTTGAGATCCAGTTGGACCAGTTGGACCCTGAATACCCCGAATACCTTGAGATCCAGTTGGACCAGTTGGACCCTGAATACCTTGTGATCCATCATTAGTAGGTTGTACCCATTGTGAACTATTTCCATCATTAATGTAAATATATTCAACACCAGTATCAGAATCCATCCAACGAGTACCAAATGTAATACCAGTTGGTGGATTTTGCTGATAATAAAACGAGAATCCCACACCACCAGTATCTCCCTGTGGACCAACTAATCTCTGCCAAGCATACCCATTAAATAACCACGCACGATCATTTATACCGTGCGTGGTTCCTGCTATTGGGTTATTTGGAAATGCCATAGGTTCTCTATAGCATTATTTATATTAAGTTTTGACTTTCTTTCGTGACTTATACTTCGCAGGTTTAGTTTCTACCTTTGGTTGAATCATCTTTTTTTGCTGTTCTTCATATTGTCTTTTCTGTTCACCAATTTGTTCCATGATCAATCTGTATTGATTATAATTATTTTGAACACGTTGAACTTCACTTGGTGGACATCTTCCCTCTTCAAGTAATTTCTTACATGCTAGATATCCAAGTTCAGGTCTACCCGCAGCATGTGCAGTTGCTCCTAGTTCATCAAGTGCTGAAAACTTGTAGATAATATCAGGAACAAAAAGAATTTCACCTTGTGGGAATGGCATTTCTGCTGCCTGACGAGCGAATACAAATGCTGCTGCTGATTGACCATGAACTTGACGCAACATCTGTGAAATATGTACAAGTGGTTCTGATCGAATTGGTCTATAATTATAGGCATCCATAAATGATGCAAAGATCTCAGGCCATGGTCTTTCCAACAAAGATCGCGAAACTGCGATACGGTATAATGAATAATATACCTCTTCTTGCCAACCACCCATCTCTGCTCTCTTCTTATATGCTAATATTGCTTTCTCAAATTGTTGAGAATCAAAATACGATTGTGCAAGATAGAATTGATAACGAGAATTTTCTGGTTCATCAACTAATGCTTTTTCTAAAAGTTCAGCATCTCTAGAATATTTTTCTACTGGAGTAATACCAACATTTCTTGCTCCAAGAGTTCTGGCATCTACATTATAATTTCCCTCAAGACGAATCAATACTGGATTTTGTTTTTGTGGATGAGGATATTCGTGTAGAACACCTTTATATTCCCAAAGAGATTCTGTCTTAAAAATTTGTGTTCTCCACCATGAGAACTCTTTCTTTCCCATTCGAAGAAGATAACCATCTCCTGTCATTTCTTTTGGAAAATCTATAGTTCCTTCAACTCTATCGTCAGCATCAATCATCCATGCATACTCTGCTTTGTCATCGCAGTGACGAAGTGCTAATGTACGATTGTGACCAAAGTTTTTCCATTCGTCTTGGTGAAGTTCACCAGGAATTCCTTTTTCTTTAAAAAAGTTTTGAATGATCTCTTGAGTTCCGTCAGTAGAACCAGTGTCTGATATTACCCAGTAATCAATATACTTGTAAATGGAGTTGAGACATTCATGAATAATATGAGATTCATTCTTGACGATCATACACAAACTAATTCTTGGTTTCATTCTATAGATCCTTTATTGTATTTATGTGAAAGATGAACCAGTTGGATTTAATTTTCCATCGTAAATCTCAATTATTCTGTCTTTTCTTCCCAACTCAAAATCGTGATCTGTCATCATATCAATTAACTGATATATATTTGTTTTTGGTTCCCATCCTAATTTTCTTTTTGCTTTAGAATAATCACCTAGCAATTGATCAACTTCTGATGGACGATAATATTTAGAATCAACCTCAACATATTTTTCATAATCCATACTATATCTAGCAAATGCTCTTTGGCAGAACTCTCGAACACTTATCATTTTATTTGTTGCTATAACATAATCATCAGGATTATCTTGTTGTAACATCATCCACATTGCTTCAACGTAGTCCCCAGCAAATCCCCAATCACGATAAGCGTCCAAATTACCAAGATATAGTTTCTTTTGTAATCCTTGATAAATTCTACCGACTGCTCTTGTAATTTTACGAGTCACAAAAGTTTCTCCTCGTCTGGGACTTTCATGATTAAATAATATACCACATGAAGCATGTATATTATACGATTCTCTATAGTTTACGGTTAAATAATGAGCATAAGCTTTAGCACATCCATATGGTGAACGAGGATAAAATGGTGTTGTTTCTTTCTGAGGAACTTCTTGAACCTTACCATACATCTCTGAACTACTCGCCTGATAATATCTAATCTTTTTACCTGATTGTTCTTCGAATGTTCGTATTGCTTCTAAAAGGTTTAGTGTTCCTATTCCAGTTGCCTCTCCAGTAAATACTGGCATATCGAATGAAACTTTAACATGGCTTTGAGCACCAAGATTATAAATTTCATCTGGAGAATATTTTGTTATAATTTTTTGAAGACTATTGAAGTCTATTAAATCTCCAAAATGTAAAAATAATTTTTTATTATAAATTTCCGAATCATTTATAAGATGATCAATTCTTCCTGTATTAAAAGAAGAGGATCTTCGAATTATACCATGCACTTCATATCCTTTTAACAATAGAAATTCTGTTAAATAAGATCCATCTTGTCCACAAATGCCAATAATTAATGCTACTTTTTTCATATTCAAGATAACCATTCTACCATATATTTTTGAAATTTTAATTCAAATTGTCTGGTTTCATAAATTTTACCTTTTTATTTTTTAACTCAATAATTCTTTCTTTATCTTTTAAAAATCACATTTGTATGGTTATACCAATACGAGACAAAACCGTAAGAACTCATATGTCTATTTAACATTTCAATTTGATTATCATGTTCTATACAAACAACTTTAGTATTTAATTTATTATAATCAATATAGGTTGCTAATTTAGCAGAATACCCCTCAACATCAACATTTATAAAATCTACTACTGGTGGTAATATAGTTTCTAAACTTTTAATAGTTATCATTGATGTATATACTTTTCTATATGGGTGGCCACCATTTTTCCACTTATTCATAAAATCAATATCGGAAGTTGATACCGCATCCTCTAAACTATTATAAAATTCAACAAGTTTATCTTCTTCGCCAATTAATGCTTGAACTATTTTTATATTTTCATTATTTTTGTATTCATTTATAAATCTAGAAATAGCATATGAACAACCATCAACATAACATCCACTCCATCCTTTTTCAACTAAAAATCTAGTATTTGAAAAAGTAAATGGAGAAAACGCACCTATTTCTAAAAAATATCCATTATCGGATAAAATTGCTTTAAGAGGATCACACTCTCCATGTTGTGAATAACCACCGTTGTAACTATTTTTAAAACCCAAATCTGACATTATATTTTCCTACTTTCTATATTATTAAAAACTAACCCACTTCTGACAAAGTGACTTTTATGATTTGGACTATATCTTTGCCAATCTTCAACTGCCACATCTCTTAATTTAATAGTTAATTCGTGATTATAATATAAATTATATTTTTTAAATATATCTATCCAATAATCTGAATTTTGTAAATTTACATGATGATGTCCTGCCTGACCAGGAAAAGCATGTGTAACTAATATTAACTTACATTTAGTAAAATCTACCATAAAATTATCAATAAACTGCACATCTACATGTTCTAAAAATTCACAACACCAAGATAGATCAAATTCTTGATCAATATTTGTTTTACCTATAGTGTAATCATGCGTGATTATAGAATCTTTAACATTTGAGTTTTCTTTACACAATGGATCACCCTCAATACCAATAACACTGCATCCATTATTTTTAAAAAAAGAACAAGATATTCCCATCCCACAACCAACATCTAAAACGCTTTTGACATTATACTTATCAATAACATATTTCCACATATTTGGATAATATGTTGCAGGATCTCCAATTTCTCCTGTCATATATCCTCCCAAATGATTCATTGATATTTCCTTTCTATGAAAACATTTTTAAATTCATTCATAACATTTTTTGCGCTAAAAGTTTGACTATATGCATCCCAATTTTTGTGTACAATATCAGATTTATTAATATGTAAAAATATATTTTTTATATCATTTCTATCTTTATAATAGATTCCCTTATCTTTCAATGAGAAGATATGACCAGTATCATACGTTGAAGGAACAGTATCTGGATTCCACGTAATGATTGGTTTATTTTTTATAGAAAATTCTGCAACAGACAAACTAAAAACTTCACCATCTAATCTTGCATGTATCATTGCATCACATGTATTTATAAATTTACACTTTAGTGATTCATCTATAGTCATTGGCAAATATATAACCCTTTCATGGGTTATGAAATGATTGGTATTTAAAAATACAAACCATAAATCTTTTCTAAAATTTAATACATTTATTATCTCTTCCTTAACAAAAGGAATGCTAAAAGTATCATATCCCCCATGACGACCTAAAACAATAGCATCATTTGGTATACCAAGTTCATTTCTATAATTATCAGAAATATTGGATTTATCTTCTATAATATGATGAACAAATGGAAAAATATTTCCATGCTTAGATGACATATATTCACAAATAGATGCATACACATCCCCATGTTTATATTTTAATGTAAATACACAATGCATTAAATTTTTACATTGAGTTGTAAATATTTCATCATGTTCACCACTTTTTATTGCATAAAATAAATCAATATTTTCTGAAGAAACAATTTTATCAATATTTACATGTTTTTTATTGTTTTCGTAATAAGGTATAACTTTAAATCTTTTACTAAATTTATCAACAACAGAAAACACATTACATGTGTTGCTGGCATTATATGTAATTATTGACTCGTTATTTAATATTTTTTCATTATAATCTGCATAATCATATAATGCTTTTGCTGTTCCTCTTTCACAGAGATAATTATCATGGAATAAAATTTTCATAAAATTTGAATATTGTTAATTTCTTCTGTCGTCATTTTTCTTTGTGGAGATTCTGTTTTATTTGTATCAAAATTGTAATAGCACATTATTTTGTTTAATTTAATTTCTGTAGATACTTTAGATTTTAATGATTTTGTAAAAATAGAATCTTCAATACCATTGCAATCATAAAAATTTGCTATCTTTGCAATATCGTTTCTCCAACAACACCAATGCCATGGATATCTATACATGACATTGTTGTATATAAAGTCATCTGATAATGGGTAAATTATAGATGAATCAACTACCAGTTTTCTACCATCTATACTACATTCTTGATCGTATGAAATTACTTCTTCTTTTTTATTATTTTCAATAATTGATATTAAAGTTGAAATAAAATCGTCAACCACATCATCATCATCATCAATCTGACAAACATATAAACCATTGGCAATATTAAATAAATTTTTTCTTTTCTTCCCCACACTCATATTTTTATTATCTAACAAAGAAATTATTTCAACTTTTTTACCATAATTAAAAGATTGATTATTTAATTTTGTATATAATTTTATTAGTTTATCTATCCTAGAAGGAAGTGAGGGAATACAAACGGATAAAAGTGGTAAATTATTCATATTTTTTATTAATCCAAAAACTATTACCTGTTCCATTTTTCATTTCATTATCTAAACCCAAAGAATGTAATCTAAATTTAGATGAAAGTAATTTTTCTAAATCTTTAGAAAAACATTGCCCATCATATACCGCCCTATCCATATTTTCTGACATTTGAATTTCTGCAAATATACAAGATACATTATCTAAATTAGTTCCCTTAAGAACTTCATGCTCTGCACCCTGTACATCTATTGTCAATAAATCAATATTTTCGTCAAGTATATTACATAGTTTATCAGTATTGACTTTAATTTTTGCGACAGATTTAAAATCATAACCACTATTATTGTTTTGAAGAGTTGGATATATTGAATCGGAACCGGGAGATGACGTTCTATAAAAATCAATAACACCTGTTTGATTTGTTATTGCAATATTATATAATTTACATCTTGGATTATTTCCATACTGCATATTCACCACATTAAAAAACTCAATAACTGGTTCAAATATATGAATTATACAATTTTTATATTTTTCTAAATATAATTTTGCTTCCCAACAATGATATCCACCAACAATAACAATTGTTTTTATATCATCATTTGTTTTGTTTAAATATTTTGCGAAATTATTTTCAATATCTCTAGAAATAATGTCATATGCATTCGGTTCTTTATAAATTATAGTCTCAATCATTTTTGTGTTTCCGTTTCTTGTGGCGACCACAGATAATGGTACATGACTTCATCAAAATTATACTCACTTTGCACTAAACCAGATTTTAATAAACGATCACAATAATCCGCATCTTCAGCATAATTTTTATCAGGGAATCCAATTGCTTTTGCAATTTCAGTTCTTACTGGATTTAAATGATTTAGTGGTCGATATTGCTTTCCATCTTTCTTGAAGTGTCCATTATTTATGTTTGCATGATTGAACAACATTGTAGGTTTTTCTGAAACATAATACAAACCCCAAAATCCAATTCCATCATATATTTCTTTATCTAATTTATTAAAAATTTTAGGAATGTAATTTGATGAAATCAAGTCGTCGTCATCAATAAAACATACATATTTGCCATTTGCTTTTTCCAAAACTTCATTCCTTTTATCACCAACAGTTCTAGTTTTATCATCACTAACAATAATCAATTCAATTCTATTTATAATGCTAATTGGAGTCTGATCGTTTAGTGTGTTAATTAATCGTAATAACTTATCTTTTCTTTGAATAATTGTTAATATTCCTATTGTCCATAAAATATCAGTCTTAGATAATTTTTCATTTCTATATTTTATTATTTCTTCTTTTATTCTTTGAAATAAATCTCTACCATATTCTTTTGCTTTTTCATAATTAGCATCAATATATGGTTTCATTTCATTATAAGTTTTTTCATTTATAGAATTTATCTTTTCTAAAAATTCTTCATATGTATTAAATATAATTATACCTCTTATATCAAAGAAATCACCGATATTTGGACAACCCCAGTAAATAGGAACTGCTTTTGTCAATAAACAGTCAATTAATTTTTCTGTAAAATAATTCTTTTCGCAACTACTTTCTACCGCAATACTGAACATAGAATTAAATAAATTCATTTTGTCGTCGTTTGGAAGTAAACCATCATGTAATGTGTTTGAAAAAATACCATTATCTGTTGGATATCTTGTACTTGAATAAAATTTAGTATTTAATTTAATTTTATTTCTTTGATTCCAAATCATACATCTTAAATTATATCCTGGTTTTCCTAGATGTGATGTTGTTAAATAAGATACATTATATTCTTTATTGAGAATTGGTATTTGTGATTCGTCGAATGCACCTAACGAATCTAAATGTTTTTCTTTCTTTTTATTTAACCAAGTTCCACCATAAGGAAAAAATACAGCATTTTCGCAGTTATTAAGAATTTCTTCTTCTGTTGTTAATATTAAATCATATTGATATCCATTTGCTATTATATTAGCATTTGTTTCTCTGTTTACTGAAGTTGAAGGTTCCGTAGAACAAACAAATACTTTATATGCATTTTTATGATTAAAATTAATTTTAATATTTTTAGTATTTGTTGTTTTATATTGATTGTGTACTGCTATATCGATTTTTCCAAATCGTGTAAAATGTATTTCACATGGAAATTCTAAATCAATCGGATCGAAACCAAAATAATCAGCATTATAAATTGTAGTATTCATTTTCTATTTCCTACTAGATTAAATCTCACTGTAGATTCATGTAGTCCCATTTCTCTTAGACTTTTTTCTTTAGATTCACCGTCAGCAATACCCATAGTTATCATTGGTTTTATTCCTTCTGGGATTGGATGTGTAGGCCAAATAGCATATGCTTTATTCAACATTCCAATTTTAAGTCTAGAAATAAAATTTGGTAAAACATTAAACATCAATATTTCATGGTCAAATACTTTTCTATCTGAAGTTTTAATGTTTTCTTCACATTGTTCTATCCAATAATTTAAAAACTCTATAACAATTGGTTTGTATGTTACATAAATTGGAGATGCTTTTGGCAAAGCAGGATTTACATTTGGAGGAAATCCTTCATAGGCAAATGCCATATCACATTTGTCTTCTAAATCATCAAAGACTTTAAGTTCACCATGTATCAGAGAATCTACATCCAACCATATGAATGGTTTCTTTTTCTCCTCAAGAACATCAAGAATAAATTTTGGTTTTGATAAACAATTTAAACGATATTCGCCCTTGGAAGGCAACTCACGAATATCATGTGGAATATTGTTTTCATTACAATTGATACGTAAGCGTCTTGAATGATCGCTATAATATGTGCGATTGTCTATATCGCAATAGAATGAGACTACTTCAGTTTTCATTGATTAATTCAAATAATTGATCATCAGCAGATTTGAGATCTTTAACACGATTAAAGTTATCCTCTACTGCTTTTATTTTACTATAATATAAATCAGGAGTCAATTGTTTCATATCAAATCCAGGATATAACTCTAAAATACCTTCTGGATTAAAAATTTCATTTATTGTTGAAGTACCCCAATATATTGGTATAGTTCCAGTAGCAAAGCAATCTGTAATTTTTTCAGTATAGTAAGTTGGATATTTATCATTTTCAATGACTATTTGAAACATGTAATCATTCAATGCTTCTGATTTATCCCACGTAGTTTTACCAATACGTTTAGATCCAAGAGCACCACCATATAAATCAATAGTGCCTCTAAGTTGCTCTGCTACTGTATGTCTCAGAGCATGACCAAACGAATATCGTTTTGGTGAAGCAACCATTGATACTAATTTTGTTTTATTAAAAACTGATTGTTCTTTTGCCCATGGAAGATTACTTCCTGCTGGACAGTATCTTACATTTGGATGCTTACCCACCCAATCCTTTTCCGATGTAAATACCAAATCATAAGAATCGCATATCTTATCAAATTCTTTTTCCCATATATCTCTGGGGAAACTCATAAAATGAAAAATAGCACGGGATTCGCATACCCATGCTATTTTACGTTCTCCTGGTTTTTTCTGATATGTCATTCCTACAGGAATGGCAGAATCAATGAATACTTTTACTGGAAAATCTTCAGCAGTCCAATCAAAATTTTTAGGTTTAAGATCAGAACACGATGAATGTTCGATAAGAAAGGGAGCACCGATAGCTTGCATTTTCTTCATAATATAAACTCCACATGTATTTATATCACTTTCCTATATGGTACTTAGGAATTAGTGTCCATTCTTTCTTTTCTTTATGTGGAATTATCTTAAGACGTGCTAGAGAAAGTTGTGGTTGAGCATACTTAATAGGATCTACCACATCAATCAATCCCCACTCAACTAATAATTTGACGATGGTATTTCTTCTTCCCAAGTCGTCTTCAGACATATCTGAATCCAAACCATCAAGAACAAACATTTCCTTAAAATGCATAATAGCATATCTACCTCTTTTGTGTAGTATGTGACACGATTGATATAACTTTTTATCATTCTTAGAAGAGACTCCAATACGAGTTAGAGTTTCTTTGACTTTCAAAAAGTCTTCTTCGTTTTTTAATCGTATTTCCACACCCAAACCTTCAAAAATATCTTCTGTCATAATATACTCCCATATTGACAGAAAATATTTATATTTTTACCGTTTTTGACCACCTTTTTGTATAAATTGTTTAAGATCTTCGATGGAAACTAGATCTAAAACTTCCCTTGCTCTTTGATCTGAATATCCATATACTTCTTTAATTACCTCTATATCTTTATTTTCTTCGGGTTTTATCCATTTAGAAAACCTCTTTTTCTTTGAAATCGATGAGAGAAGGTAATCATATTGCATTTTTTTGTCCAAACCAGAAACCTGATTCATGCGATTGGCATAAAATATGGTATCTGGAAAATAAGAAAAACACTTATTAATTACGAAAGGAACATATTCTTTTTCAATCCTTGGGTCGGATGTGAAAAGATTTTCCTTTGTTTGATTTATTGAATTTAGTATATCAGATAACATATTATTTAAAAGCACACGACATCATGAGTTGGACGAGACAAGCAACCATATTGATCTCTTGATCCGCAACAAACGCGCTACGATATTGTGTCTCCGCTAGAATCAAGATTGCCTCTGGAATGCTTTGGTTCTCAAGAACCTCTCCCAAAGCATCGTAGATTTTTCTATAAACCTCCTGTGGAGAAGTTTCAGCATTCAATGCTGCCCATCTACGAACCCCAGCAAAGTCTTTATTGCGAAGAGATGTGACAAGATTCTTGATTTCATAATCGGTCACAGAAGTCAATATACCCACATCAATCGTCCCAGAAACACTATATCTCTGAAGTTCGTTCAGAATACGACGCATATCTGGGAAGTGCTTAGTGATTAATTGACCAAGAACCTTCTTGTCAAACTTAATACCTTCAGAATTAAGAATGAACATACATCGCTCCATCATCTTGGCAGCGATCTGAGGTTTTTCTGAGGTTGGAAGAACAAAATCAATACAGGTGCATCTAGAGTGAATCGGTTCAATGATTCGTGACTTATAATTGCAAGTCAGAATAAACCGACAGTTGTTGGCAAACTCTTCAATTGCACCTCGAAGAGCGGGTTGAATGCTATTAGCATTTGAATAATCAAACTCATCTAGAATTACTACCTTCTTAACGTCCCCACTCAGAGATACTGTGCTGGCAAACTGGCGAATCTTAGTTCTGAGTGTATCAATATTTCCTTCTTCAGAGCAGTTAATAAGGATCCAATCAGATCCCATCTCATTACAGAGTGCCTTGGCAACAGTTGTTTTGCCAACACCCGCACTCCCAGAGAACAGTAAATTTTGTGGTTCTCCTTTAGCAACCATGTCGCTAAAGGTTGACTTTAGCGACATGGGAAGAACACATTCTTCAATAGTTTTTGGTCGATACTTTTCGACCCATAAAAAGTTTTCAGGTTTCATATTATGAATCATACTTTGATGTATTTGCTTCCATAGCAAACCAATACTTGAGAGAAATATTCTTGTTTACAAATTCACCAACAATGTTCTTGGCAAAGTTTACCTGATAATCTCCAGGAAGAATCCTAATATTCTCCATCTTAAAGTTAAACATAAAGTCAGGTCCATTCCAATTCTCATCAACCACAACCTTGTAAGTATTAGTCGTTGGATCGCTGAGATCTGAAACCATTGCTACAATATCAGTATCATCTACAGTAAAGGAGAGATCTGGAAGTTGCATTACAGATGCTGCCTTCTGAAGTTCGGAAAATTGTTTTTCCGAAAGATTGATACTAACATTGACTGCTGGCATATTCACATCTTTAGTTGGAACTGTAAGTAAACGAGGTTCTGAATAGTAATAATTTACTACTGAACTACCCCCGTTTTTAATTTTAACACTCTTCTCACCAAAAGAGAAATTTGGAGAATTGAACAAACTAATAACTCCAAGAAATTTGTTCAAATCCCAAATACCAAATTCAGTATCAAATGTTTCCTCTACAGTTGCTACTGCCATACCATTCTTAGAAGGTGTAATTGTTTTAATTACATTTCCTGGTTTTACCAGTAGATTTGAATTTAGACTTGAAAAGTTTTTAAGAATTGATAATGTATTTTTCGAAAAGGTCACAGTATTCATATTTTATCTCATGAAATTATCTTCAAAATCGTCATCTTCAAAATTATTTTCTACATAATTTCTAAGTTTTTGTTTTGATTTATTTTTCTCAGAATCTTTTTCTTTGCGGGAAACTGATTTTAATTGTTTCGGTTTAAATTTTTCTTTAGAAAAATCTTTTCTAGAATCGTCACGGTTCATCTCAACATTATACTCCTTTTTATTTTACAATTCAACCCAAAACTGATTGGATTCTTCTTTAACATAAGTATATAAAATTCCAGTGGATGGAACATACCATCGATCACCCTTTGCTGCATTTGCAGGAGGTAGTTCGGAAATATAAAAGGCATCATCACTTCCTAAACTTCTCCAACTTTGATTTCCCTCAATTGTTCCAGGAATAGAAAATATGTTTGGTTTAATAGCAACATATTTTCTATTATTTAATTCTACAACGTCACCAATCTTATACAAATACCGATTTCCATCAGCATCATATTGGCGATATTTCCCTCTAAAATTAACTTTATCTGAAGCATTCATCATCAATTATTTATCATTTTACTAAAATTATTTTTCTTTTCAAATGAAATTAATGTAGAAAACTTATCAACTAACTGATCTGCCTTATGACTAATCACATAAACATTTGCTTTATCACTTATTACTTTAAGTAACTTCATTAATTCATCCATACCAACAGAATCTAAAGATGAATCAAAAACTTCATCAAGGATCAGTAAATTACAATTTACACTATTTTTAAGTCTTGCAATTTCTCTCCATGCTAGTAACAAAGCAAGATCGATTCTCATCTTTTCTCCCTCACTAAAATTCATATAACTAAAGTCATCTCTATGTCTAGATTTAATTTGTTCTTTGAATTCTTCATCTAAGTTAAACTGAACAAAAAAATCCATAGAAGATAAAAACTTATTAATAAATTTATTCATATGTGGTAAATAATACTTTATTATTTTAGTTTTAACCCCATCATCTTTGAGAATATCACTTGCCAAATTGTGATACATCAACTCTTCAGAGTGTTCAGTTCTTTCTTGTTCTATTGCTGTTAAACCGCCTTGTAAAGAAACTAATTTATTTTTCTCTGCTTCTATATCACCGACAAGTGATGATTTATTCATTGAAGATTCTATGCGTTTGATCTCTTTTTCGTGTGCTTGTATTTCACTTTCAATTCGATTTCTTTCTGTTAGCAACCTTCTTGTTTCAGTCAATCCGATTTCAAGTTGTTCAATCGAA